TGAAGATTAGGGTGGAACTCCACCTCCACCCTTTTCTTCTGCTATAGTAAGGAAGATATGATTAAATCAAAACAAGCATTAATAGATATATCTGCAGATAACAATAACTCACTTGGAGTACAAGCTGAAGGTATGTTACTCTGTGCTATACAATTTCCTGCAGCAATGACTGGAACTGCTGTTACATTTGACTTTGCTTTAGACAATAGCACATGGGCAGATGTAAAAGAGACAGATGGAACTGAAGTAAGTTATACAGTTTCAGCAGGAGATGTTGTAAGAGTAGACCCTTCAGGTTGGGCTTTTGCAAGTAATGGCTACATTAGAGTTACATCAAATGGTACTGAAGCTGCAGATAGAGCAATAATATTACACTTTAGACATAGTTAGGAGCAACAATGAGTATGCTCTTAATACTTAAAGAGGGAAGAAATCTAGATATAGAAAGTATTCCTGACCAACCATTAGAACCCTCATTTCCTATTGTTAATCCTGATATAAAAGCGAATGATGGATTATTTGGATTAGGTGCTTTTGGTCAAGCAATATTCGCTGCAGAATTGGTAGAAGAAGGAGCTGCATAATGAGTACTACTATTGGAGATTTAGTAGATAGAGTTTATAGAGAATATCTTGAACCTATGGATGATTTAACATCCTACACAACATTGAATGAAGGTTCAGAATTAAGTGCTTCAGATACAGTAATTACTTTTGATGGTAGTTTACTTTCTCAAGAAGAAGAAGATGCCATGGATGCAGGAACTATCATAGAGTGTGAGACAGAACTTATGCGTTGTGTTTCATTAGACACAGTTAATAACCAAGTTACTGTTGTAAGGGGAGTTAGAGGAACAACAGCTTCAACACACGCAGACGGAAGTGTTTTAAAAATTGCACCACCCTTTCCTAGAAAAAATGTTTTTGATGCTGTTAAAGACCAAATAAATAATTTGTTTCCAACTTTATTTGCTGTTGAAACACAATCAGTAACAACAGGAGATGGATATACATTACTTGGAGAACACGATAATTTAGGAACACATAATTATATTGTTTCTATAATTGGTGCTATATCTCAATATACAGACTTTAGTAATAACTCTGATACTACTGGAGTAAAGTTTCAAAGCGTAACTTGTTCTTTAATAGAGTTACCAAATCCTTTCACTTATAATGATAGTGATGGAGTATCTAGAACATTTAACTATACAACAGGACCTTCTGTTGTACATGCAATACAGTTTTCTGGAATAAATACTGGTCACACAGCTTTTGTTACATTTAAGAAAAAATTTATAGAACCAACAGCAGAAACAGATACACTTACAAGCATTGGTTTAGAACAGGAATATGAACCAATAATTATGGCTGGTGTAGCTGCACAAATGATTTCAGGTAGAGATATTCCTACAGCTACTACAGATTATATAACAGAACAACTAGCTGTATCTAATTATCCTGTTGGAAGTTCTAATGCTATTAGAAACTCTTTACTTCAATATCAACAATTATTGGTAAATCAAGCAAGAAAATTTTTAAGAGCAAAATATCCAGAATCAGTTTCTGTTGATGGATTGGTGTTTGGGATACAGTCTTAATGCCAAGGCTTACAACACAGGCTGAAGAAAGTAATCCTAAAAGAAAAGGATATGACTTTCGTATAGATAATCAATTATACAGAAGTGCTATTGGTCCTGGTAGAGAAATGACAATACAATCTTCTGATATTGCAGATGCAGGTGTAAACGTAAGACAAAATCCTGAAGACTTTACATCAAACATAGGTCGAATATACTCAAGAAATAATTTTAGTGGTGGCTCTAATTTAGATAACGCACACAAATCAAATGGCGATAATAATGATGTAAGAAGATACTGGGATAGTCAAGGTGTAGATGTTTTTAATTCTGACTTAGGTAAAGGTTATAATGTACAACTTTTACATACTACAGAAAAAGAACAAGCATTATCTTCTGCTGTAAGTCACATGACAGTAGTGGGTACAAGAATATATGTATCTGATGATGAAACATTATACAAATCAGATGATGGTGGAGATACATTTAGCACTGTTACAGAAAGTTTGACAGCAGGTTATCAAATAAAAGGATTAGCTGCACATGGAGATTTGTTATACATAACAGCTAATAATGGCTCTGCAGGAGAAATAGAGACACTTACAAGTGGAGGAACATCTACACAAAAAATGTCTGCAGCTATATATGATAAAATATTTTCCGTCAAAGGTGTTTTATTAGTAACGATAGGAAATGCAATACATCAATATGATGGTAATACAACTGTAGGTTCTGCTATTGTTACTTTGCCTTCAGGTCAAACATTTACTGATGTAGCTGATGCTGGTGCAGTTGTTTTAGCAACAGCTACAGATGGAAGAATATATTCATTAAAAGACATATCTGGAACATTAACACTGAAAGGTCAAACAGAAATAACTGGTGAGCAACCTACATGTATTGTAGAGTCACAGGGTTTAATATTTTATGGAACAAAAGAACTGCAAACAGGTTCTAAAGTAATTGGAAGATTATACCGTGCGTCTTTAACAGTTGCAGATGATTTATATGTTTTATCACAAAATCAATTAATAAAACAATGGGATGAAGATGGAATAGATAATTCTCCTAACGCTTTATTTACAACAAGAGATAGTATTTATACAGGAATTAAAGAATCAGGAAGCACAAGTTTTTTATGGAGATATTACTTACCAACAGCAGGAATTGCTAGATATTATAAAGCCAGTGCAGGTGGAACAATTAATAATATTATTAATGTAGATGAAAAGTTTTTGTTTACTGTTACATCAGATGGTGTCTATCAACAAACATCTAATTATGAAGAAGAAGGTTTTATAATAGCAGCTCCTGCAGATTTTTTCACCGCAGAAAATAAACAGTTTGTAGAGGCTAGTGTAGAAGTTGAAGAATTAGAAAGTGGTGAAAGTGTTGAATTACATTTATCTAATAAGTATGAATCTATAAATGATAGTGAAGATTCTACTTGGGATTTAGAAGTAAATGCATTGTCAGGAGTTGGTGAAGAATCAGTCCAGCTTTCAAGAGTTGCTAGATATGTAGTCGCTAAAGTAGTTTTAAAATCTGCAAATCAAACTACATCTCCTAAATTTAAAGCATTTAGGGTTAGGGCATTAGCAAGACCTGAACTTGTAGTAATACAAATACCTGTCAATATATCTGATAGAGTAGAAAGACCATTTAGAAAGCCTTTACTTGTCAAAAATTTAGGAGAAACTATTTATCAATCATTAAAAGATAAAGAAGGTAATGCTGTTACTTTAGAGTTATATGACCCTGCAGAAATAGTAAGAGGTGTTGTAGAAAAAATAAGTTATCCAATACAAAGTAATCCAAATGTTGGCAGCGTAACACAATATGCTATACTAACTGTCAGAGGAACTAGGCAAGAAACCTTTAGCCAAGTTACATCAGGAGATATTTTTGGTGTAAAAGGTTTAGGAATTATGAGATTTGGATAAAAAAATAGTATATAATGGAGAGATATGGTAGCAAGAGAAACCAATTTAGTAAACGCATTTGAAACCACATTAGCTGCACAGTTAGCTAGTGGTGGTACATCAATTAACTTAACAGATGACCCAGGTATAGATGCACCTGTATATTTAGTTATTGACCCTGACAATGACAGTAACAGAGAAGTTGTTCTCTGGTCATCAGGAACAAACCACGCAGCAGCTACTGTAACTAGAGATATTGATTCAAAGCATGGAACTGACCCAACACACGCTTCAGGTACAAAGGTCAGATTAGCTGTAGTAAAACAACATTTTGATGAGGCACATGATGCTATACAACAAGGTTTCGTATTAGAAGATGGTGATGGTACAGAGGTAACAATTAACCCTGCTGTTTCATCAGGAGTTTATACAGCAAGAGAAGTAAAGTTTGTAGAAGGTGGCGGAATAGACATTGATTGGACAGATACTGATAATGGAACAGATGGTGACCCATATGATTTAACATTTACTGTATCAGTTACCTCATCAGATATTGCAGCAGGTACGCTTGTTACAGAATCTGAAGGTATAGGTTCAAACGATAACGATACAACTATTCCAACTTCTGCAGCAGTAAAAGATTTTGTTGAACAAAATTCAGCAGACATCGGATTAGTAATAGCACTAGGATAAGAGGAAGAATATGGCAAATACATTTAAAAATGCATATAAAGACATAACTAACTCTGCACAGACTGTTTACACATGTCCTGGGTCAACTACAGCTATAGTTCTTACATTAAGAATTACAAATGTAGATGGTTCATCAAATGATACAATCACCGCAGATGTTATTGATGCTTCATCAGGTTCAGCAAAACTTGCTCATACAATGACAGTTCCTGCAGATAGCTCTGTTGAGTTAGCAGGTACTTCTAAAGTTGTACTTGAAGCAGGCGATAAGATTGACCTAACTGGTGGTGCATCATCAGGCGATTTAGAGGCATTTGTTTCTGTATTAGAAATAACCTAGTAAGGAGTACCTGTGGGTAAATTCGGATACATAGGTGCAAGACCTACACAATCAAGCTCATCATCTAGTGGTGTATTTTCTGTTAATGATGTAGCTAATGCTTTAGACCAAAGCATATATCCATTACAATCTTTTACTGCATCTTATTTAGTTATTGCAGGTGGCGGTGGTGGTGAACATGGTACTGGTGGTCCGGGTGGAGGAGCAGGTGGATATAGAAATTCATACGCATCAGAAACTTCAGGAGATAGCAGCTCTACTGAAACTCCAATAACTTTAAATTTTAACGAAAACTATACAATTACAGTTGGAGCAGGAGGTGCAGGTGGAGTAAATGCCTCATCTGACCCTACACAAGGTAATAGCAGTGTATTAGGTTCAATTTCCACAGTAGGTGGTGGAATAGGTGGTACAAGCACTACTGGAGGAGATGGAGGCTCTGGTGGTGGAGGTAGAGGTTCTGGAAGCAACAGATATGATGGTGGTACTGGAACAGCAAATCAAGGTGGAAATGGTGGTCGTGGTGGTCACAATGATGGATATACTCTTGGAGGAGGTGGAGGTGGTGCATCAGGAGATGCAGACAACTCAATTTTTGATAACAATGGTGGTCCAGGAAAAGCAGGTTTAGCATCTTCAATAACTGGCTCTAGTGTTACTAGAGGTGGTGGTGGAGGTGGTGGCTCTTCTATATTTGGAGGTGCAGGAGGCGGTGGTTCTGCAGGTTCAGGTGGTGGAGGAGCAGGTAGTCAAAATGGAGCAGGTAGTGCAGGAACAGCCAACACTGGTGGTGGTGGTGGCGGTGGAGGAGTTAGTGGTTCTCCAAGTAGTCCTACTACCCACAATGGTGGTGCAGGTGGTAGCGGTGTTGTTATTGTTCGCTATCCAAATACTGTAACCATAACTGTAGAAAGTGGTTTAACATCAAGCACTGCAACAGATGGTTCAGATAAAGTTACTACATTTACCGCAGGTACAGATACAGTGAGTTTTTCATAGGAGATAGATATGGCACATTACGCTTTTATAAATTCAGAAAATGTAGTAGTAAGTAGAATTACAGGTGTTGATGAAAATGATACATCAAATTTGCCTTCAGAATTTTCTTCATGGGAAGAATTTTATGCTAGTCAACCTGGTAGAGAAGATTTAGTTTGTAAAAGAACATCATACAATACTGTAAGCAATGTACATAAATTAGGTGGCACTCCTTTTAGAGGTAATTATGCCTCTTTAGGCGGAATATATGACCCTGATAATGATGTTTTTTATTTACCTCAACCTTATCCTAGTTGGATTATATCTGCTGATACTGGTTGGGTATGGAAAGCACCAGTTGATATGCCTGATGATGGAAAACAATATGATTGGAATGAAGAAAATACTTCTTGGGAAGAGGTAGAATAGGAATTTCTATGAGTAAATCAAACGAATATGGATATATACAAGATGGTCCTACACAAAGTAGTAGTGCTAATTCAGGTATATTTGAAGTTAATGATGTAACTGATTTACTTAATCAAGGTAAATACGCTTTACAAGAATTTAGTTTACAATATTTAGTTGTTGCAGGTGGTGCATCAGGTGGTTCAGGTTCAGGTTCTGATTCAGGTGGTGGAGGAGGAGGTGCAGGTGGATATCGTTCATCTGTATCAGGAGAATCTACTGGTGGTGGAGGAACATTAGAAAGTGCATTAACAATTACACCAGGAACTACATATTCAGTTGTTGTTGGAGCTGGTGGCTCAGGTGGAGACAGAGGAAATAATAGCCAAGGTGATGATGGTGATGATAGTACATTTGGTTCAATAACATCCACAGGTGGTGGAGGTGGAGGAACTGAAGGAAAAAATGGTCGTTCAGGTGGCTCAGGTGGAGCAACTTCAGGAACAAGAAATAGTGGTGCAGGTTCAGGAACTTCAGGACAAGGTTTTGCAGGTGGTGTAGGTGCAGGTAGTACAGGTGCTTATACAGGTGCAGGTGGTGGTGGAGGAGCAGGTGGAGCAGGTCAAAATGGTTCTCATAACCAATCAGGAAATGGTGGTTCAGGAGTCTCATCTGCTATTACTGGTTCTTCTGTTACTAGGTCAAGAGGTTCAGGTGGTAACGCAGGTGGTACTGGTGCAGGTAATGAATCTGCAGGAACTGCTAATTCAGGGAATAGTTCTCGTGGAAGTAACACAGGACATAGTAGTTTAAATTCAGGAGATAGTGGAGTAGTAATTCTTTTATATCCTGACAATTTTTCAATAACTATTGGTTCAGGATTAACAGGAACAGAAACAGATAGAGGAGATGGTTTTAAATATGCTACAATTACTGCAGGTTCAGGGAATGTGAACTGGTAATTATGGCACATTACGCATTTATAAAAGACAACATAGTAACAGAAGTAATTACTGGTAAAGATGAAACCGAAACAGCTCCTGATGGATTTGCTGATTGGGAAGAATATTATCTAACAAAAAGACCAGGACAAGATGTTTGTAAAAGAACTTCTTACAATACAGTAGCTAACACACATACGCTAGGTGGTACACCTTTTAGAGGTAACTATGCAGGTAAAGGTTACACTTATGATAGTTCTAATGATGTATTTTATGCACCTCAACCTTATGCTAGTTGGACAGTAGATACTTCTAAATGGACATGGAAAGCACCTTTAGATTACCCTGATGATGGACAAGAATATGAATGGAACGAAAGTGCATATCAAGCAGATAATTCTACTGGTTGGGATTTAGTCGAGTAATTTTATGATATAATCCCTTGATGGATTATGTAATCGGATTTATATTAGGATACTTTATTAAAAACTTTTTAGTTTGGTTAGATAATTTTGCTACGCCAAAAATACCTGACAACTATCAAGAAGAGGATTGGGATTGGATAACATGAATGGTAATGGTTATACTAATAAAGAACTTTTAAATATAATTATTGAAACTCAAGAAAAAACAAATGAAAGAATAGATTTACTACACGAAAAAGTAAATTCAAAAATTTCAAGGCAAGAACTAAGCGGTTGGTTAGTTGCAGGGTCTGCATTGGTGGTGTTAGTCAACGCATTAATGTAGGAGGTTATATGGAATGCTGCGGACACGGTTGCTGCAATGGGGGTTAGTATTATCACTCATTGTTATGCCTTTATCGGCTTTAGCTAATGAGACAGATAATAATACAACTACTACCACTACTGTACCTGATACTACTACTACGACTATCCCAGGAGAAGTAGAAGAAATAGAAACATTTGATGGACCAGATGAAACAACTACGACTACCACTGTTCCAGAAGATAACACTACAACTACTACAACAACTACAACTGTTCCTGAAACTTATGAACAGACTACAGACATAATTATTCCTGAAGATGAGCTAGATAGTCAGGGTAATGAAGTAGAAAATAATATACAAATAGACGATAAACACAGCAATGGTAATTGGAATTGTTGTGGTATGGAAGATTTTCATATGAACTTACATTATTTCCAACATGGAAATGATAGTAATGACTATACATTTACCCTACCTGAAACAACAACAGTAGACGAAGAAGAATTAGAAATAGATATATATGAAGTAGGTTTTAGAATTGGTGCATTAAATAATGACGGTACAGTTACATATACACATACTGATGAAACTACACAAGTAAATGTCCTTGAAGGTCAAGACAACACAGATATAGAAAATATGTTTGAAGATGTTGTTTACAATATTTACGATACATTAGAAACATTTATAGAAAGTTTTACCATAACAATAAATGACTGGTCTTTGTTAGATAATATATCATTTAAATATATACAACCAACTACAACAACTACTACATTACCGCCACCTCCAGAACCAGAACCAGAGCCAGAGCCTTACATACCGCCACCGCCCCCTGAGCCTGTAAAGGTAGAAGTTGTAATGGATGATGGTACTGTCTCAGAATATGAAGAGCATGAAATAGAAGATGGAACAGTTGAAAGAGATAATGAGCGTAAATTGAATGAAGAAATGTTTGGTTGTTATATGACAGATGCACAAATAGAGCGTGGTGATTGTGATATACCAGAAGAAGAAACTGAAGAAGAAGTTATAATAAAAGATGATGAAGAAGAATACGATACCAAAGGAGAGCTTCCTGAAGATGATGATGTGGTACTTGAGTTGGAACTTGAAGATGAAGTTGAAGAACTTGAAACTATCGAAGAAGATTTTATCATTGAAGAAGAATTTGAAGTGGATATTGACTTGGAGATTGAGATGGTTGATATACCTGAAGAAACAGAATTTGATGACTGGGATACAGAATTTGAGGAAGAAGAAATAGAAGATGAGTTGGACGAAGAGATACCAGGAGATGACGATATCAGAGAGGAAGAAATTCAAGAAGAAGATATCGAAATCAAGAGTGAACAAGAAGATATTAAAGAACCTTTAGAACTTACTGAAGAAGAAGTAGCTGAAGAAGTAGCAGAAGTAGAAGAAGTTATTAAAGATATTGTTATAGAAGAAGTTACTACTGAAGAAACAATAGAAGTTATAGAACAAGTCAATGACATTGGTGTACAAAATTTAGACCAAGCTACTGAAGAAGTACAAGAAGTTGTTCAAGCTGTTGTAGAAGAAGCAATAGAAAATGTAGAAGAATTAACCGAAAAACAAGTAGAAGTTGTTGCAGAAGTACTACAAGTCCAAGCTGAAGATGTAGAGATTATTGCTGAGGCTGTTAAAGAAGATGAGGTAGTTGCTGAAGCTGTAGAAGAATATGTTGAAAGAGCTGTAGAGAATGCAGATGTAGAAAACTATACACTTGCTGATGTTGTTACTGAAGTGCAGTTCGAAACATTTATAGAAAATCCAATAGAAACTTTTGTTGATATAGATTTTGAAGATATAAGTATTGGAAGTATAGGAGATGATATGACACAAGACCAAAAAGAAAAAGCACAAGAAGTGGTAGTCCCAGTTATTCTGACTAGAATAGCAAGTATGGCTGCATTTGTTTTTAGGAGACAAATATGATAAAGAAATTATGGAATTGGTTTGTAGAAGCTATAAAAGAAACTCTTAACCTAAGTTGGACTTTGGTTGGTTTAGTTATAGCTACGCTTACACTAACTGGTTCTGCCCAGCAAGTAACTGGGTTAGCCACTATAATAACATTAGGTATATGGTTACTAACAATAGGCTTCCGAAAGTAAAGTGTAGAACATTTAAGCACCCAAATGGGTACACAAATGTTTCTATATGTGATTGTAAATATGGTAGTGTTGGTAAATAAAGACAAAGAAGAAGACCATGTTTGGGTTATACTAGATGATGGTTCAAGAGTACACATCTCTTGGTTAGAAGGAGTGGAGAAGAAAAATGAAATTACAAGTAGTTAGAACACAGTTCGGCACAGATGCAACTAATGGTCTGTTGTTTATTGACGGCATATTTGAATGCTATACATTAGAAGACCAGTATCAAGCAGTAAAAGTTATGCACGAAACTTGCATACCAGAAGGTACATATAATATTGAATTTAGAAAAACAGGTGGCTTTCATGCCAAGTATTCAGAAAGATATAAGAATGCACACTATGGTATGCTCCATGTACAAGACGTACCAAACTTTACTTATATCTTAATTCACACAGGTAACACTGATGAACATACATCAGGTTGCCTTATTGTTGGGGAAACACAACAAGATTTAGAAGTATCAAAAGATGGATTTATTGGTAGCAGTACATTAGCTTACAAAAAAATGTATGCAAAAGTTGCAGGTCAACTACTTCAAGGTAAAAAAGTAACAATAGAATATACAACTATTAATAAATTATTAGCAGGTACACCTGAAGTGGACAACAAATCTAAAGACCATCTTGTACTAGCTGATTCTGTATATGAAAAATTACAAGAAATAAATGGTAATGTACTTACTATTAAATCAAAACTTAGTGGAAAGGTAATAACATAATGTCAGATTTATTCGAGAAGAATAATAGAAGAAGAAACCAAGAGGGTAAGTTCAAGAAGGACTTATGGTGGACTCCTTGGAATGATGCATGGAGTTATAAAATGAGTGAAGACCTCAAAGATATGCTGGAAAGAACTGTATGGACCTTCGTTGAAGCGTTCATAGGTGCTTTAGTAGTTGCTCCATTAGCTGGTGTAGATGCTGATGCAATTCAATTAGCATTACTAGCTGGTGGTGGTGCTGCGTTAGCAGTTGTCAAAACTTACGCTAAAAAACAAATTAGTAGTTAATACAAATTAAAAGAATAATTTTGATTTTCTTCTACATCGTAGTTGATTGTATCACTCTTAATTAATCTGTATTTCCATTGAGTATTCTTGTGTTCGTGTAAATCACAACGCTCTTTTACTATATCCCAATTTTTGTCATGTCTTAAATTAAATATATGACCACCAAATCTTGGGATGTAATGTTGTAAGAATGTTGTACCACAGACACCTCTTCTGTTTTCTGTTAGTAATCTAGCTATTGTTTCCTCTTGCGACATCATTCATCCTTTCTCCAAAAGCCCTTTCACATTCTTCGCATAGTCCTTTATATGCTTGTAACTCATGTAAATAAGTTTTAAAACAATCTATGCATGTATTGAAGAACACTTTTTCTGTTCCATACAACATTAGAAAGGAGCTTCACCTTCTTTAATGTCGTCCATACCTTTTGCAGTAGGCATCACTACACCATTGAGAGCTTGTACGTAGTAACTCCATATCTTTGGTGTTTCTTTTTTATAGTCAACTATCCACCAAGATTTAGCAAATCTTTTACCATCAACTACATCACCTATCTCACACTGTCCCATAGCAGAACATCTAAAGTCAGGTCCTTTTGCAGATGTCTTTTCTGATTCTGGAATGTAATTTACTTTTGTTCCACAAGGACACCACAACCCATCTTCATCAATTGCTTTTTTTCCGTTGGGATGATTCAAGTCTTTTGTAGAAAAGTTTGCATCTTCCAATACCTTTATAGGATTAAAACTATCTTGCGATGCAGAAGAAGCCTTGGTCTTAACGGCAGGAGAAAGGCTATCCTGCGACTTATCTGCATCTGATTTTACTGGAACTGAGGGTGGTTTCACCGCACTAGGTTGAGTTTTTTTTTCAGAGGCATAGTGTTCTTCCTCTGTTATCCCCCCTGTCCATAGCTCTAGACCTATTCCAAATCTCATACAACATCTTTTAATACCATCTGATACAGCTAGTTTCAGTATCTCGCTTTCGGTAATGTTTCTATTCATTGCATTCATATCAACATCTCCTACTTCCTCTACTGTACCGAGTCCATCTATTTGCAGTATGCATTTTGCACCTACAATAGAATTGTCTTTACCCCTAATATCTTGGTAGTAAAAGTTATACTCTCCTGGTATCACATCAACAAGTCGTTGTGTGTATATGTGATGAGGCACATAGTCCCCAAACTTACCCTTTGGTGCAGGTTTTACCACACTTTTAGGGAAGTCTTTGATTAATTTTTTATGTTTTTCCTTGTCCATTTTGTTCATTTGCACTCCTTATAATGCCATACCTGTCAATATACCTACTAGATATAATACTATGCCTAGAGATAAAATTTGATACTCTAATTTCATTCTTCTAAATTCACTAGATACTCTGCTGTTACACCTTTAGAAGGCTTTACAAACAAACAGAATTGTGATGGTCTACCCATTGCAGCTAACTGTTCAAGTGCATATCCATTATGACTTTCAGTTGAGCCGTTTACCCATACTCTTACATCATTTAGATATAGAGATGTTGGTGTGTGGTAGTGTCCACATACTGCGTGTGTAAAATCCTCCATCAGTTCAGCACTTGCTAATGCCTTCCAACCTAAGATTTTTTTGTTGTATCCATAGAAAGGTAGTCCCATGCTACCTCTAATGTTATCGCCATGAAAACAAAAGAACTTTGCTTTGACTCCTAAATCAGCAATGGTATACCATTTCTTTTCAGGAATATGCCACTTCATTCTTGGCTCGTTCTTGAACATGGTTTCCATTATCTTACCTAGCATTCTGTCTGCGTTAGTTTCAGGGTTGTAATCTCTACGACTCCTACCACCTAACGCACCATGATTACCTATTACCCAATAACATTCAACCTCCTCAAAGTGAGAAAGTAATATGTTAAAGAACTCATACAACATAGCAGGTCCATCAACAGTTACTTGTTTGTAAAGTGAACTGTCAATTTCATGTGCTTGTCCAGGAAAAATCAATTCACCCTCCACAATATCGCCAAGTGCTAGAACTACACATTTCTTAATAGTGTGGTTTGCACCCTGCAACTGAGAGAGATTCACGATTTTCTCTGCATATTTAATGACTCTCTTTGATGCTATCTTAGAGTTGTATGTTTCGGTATTTTTTGCGAGTTGAATATCGCTTAGTAAAGGGACACAAATTTCTTGCCCTTTTGTTTTTGATTTAGTAGGGGCTTTTACTTTTGGTAATGTAACAGTTGACATACCATCTTTAGCTCCTTTGTATACTGCTTCTACTAAGTCAGCTTTTTTGTCTTTGAGTTTTTCAATTTGCCTTAATAATCTTTTGTTTGTATTTTTAAGGTCTGTAATTTTATCACTCTCAACCTCTGCTAAGAGTTTAACTAACTTAGCTTCCTCGTTCTTGTTCATGTTTTTCCTTTAAGTATGATAGCCACCTGTTAACACCAGCTCTAGATACTTTGAACTTGTATTCCTCTGTTAAGATTCTACTTACAGCAGTAGAGTTTGGTTTTTTACCTTCTTTGACAAGGACTTCTATGCCCTCAACAAATGGTTTTACTTCATCTGGTATTTGTAAATACCATGCAGTAACACCTCCCTGTTTTTTAGAGTAAGCCATTTCTAGTAGCTCCTCTATGCTTTTCTTATCGCTCATGTGGTAATCATATCATTGTTCGCCCTATATACAAGTATTAAAAAGATTTATTTTATAAGCATGTATATGCATATGCATAGAAAAAAAAACAAAAAAAAATGCCCCCCAATGTGCGAACAACCACACACTTGGGGGGCATTTATAAGCTACTTATGGTATCTATTGCTAGATACTTAGTCTATTGCTAGACTTAAGTAGCTTTAACCTACATATCTAGCATACTGTTTAGCATACTCTTTGACATGTTCTATGTCATTGATAGGTATAATTTCATTAAGAGTCATGAATCTAAAAATCTCCATGACTTTATCATGTGATAGTGTTTGGTTACTACCAGATTCGGTATCTGCTACACCAACCACTTGCATGTCGCTAACCCAAATTCTTGGCTTAGGTAACTTAGCCAACCATTTGAGAGCTTCTAGGTCAACAGAATTACAACCATAGTCCATTAGTTTGTCTATCGCTGTTGTATCCATACGACCATCTCTAGCTATGATTCTAATATCTCCGTCATATCCATTGATAGTATTACCATACCCTACATAACCAGCCATATTAGTAGCTGGTAATATTTCTACAATTTCTCGTACATCATCAGAAGTAAAGCCCATACTTCCAGAGCAGTCAATCATAATGCTACCACCTGCAATATGTTTTCTTTGTTTGAATACTTTTCTATCAGTAATGATTCTATGTACATTTCTTGGCTTTACACCATACTCGCCTTGAGTTACTGTTAGTTTTTGTAACGCTTTGCGAATTGCTTTGTTGCCTTTGAACATACGCAGTTTAGCTTTACCATGCACACCACCAGCATTACTTAGGTAGTCAACAGCATGTTTAAAGTTTCTCTCTGCTTTAGTAACAATCTTTTGGGAAAGTTCGTTATCAATATACTTAGGCATAGCCAACTCTTGTAATGTAGTATCTCTGTCTTTTTGTTCTTGACTTTTAGCTTCATCAAGTTTTGACATATCGCCTACATCTCCATTAACAACAGAAGGTATACCTGTTAGTATATTTTTCCAATGATGAGAGTACCACTCATGTCTATTAGACAACAGATTGTATACTTTTCTAGCATGTTTGGTAGGTTGGAACTTCAAAATCCTAATTTTCCAACGCTCCTCATCATTGTCATACTTCCATCTAGCAGGTCTCTTTCGCTTATTAACATAATGAATAGCACTATTAAGATTGTCTAGAGTTGCGTTAACAACTCTATGCACAGCAGATACTTCCCATTTAAGTTCAGTATCGCTCCTAACTATTTGCAATGGTGCATTTCTACGAACTGCACTCTCTATCGTATCGCTCCAATCATCACCATAAAATTGACCTATACCATTACTAGTAAATCCAAATGTTTTGATTGCAAAACTCGTAAGTGTCTTACTAATTTCATCACTAGATTTTTTCTTATCTAGTTCCGTATATAGTAAGTCAACTAGTTGGTCTACATAGTAAGTAAAGTTTCTATAACTCATCTTTGGTAGATAATTAGAAACATTGTAGTTTTGTCCTTTGTGTTCATCTTGTAAGTTACTTGAGTATTTACTCAATTCCTTAGATGTTTTTACTAAGACTGCTCTTGCGATAGGCAAGACACAAAGAGTTTGAGCAACAGACATAATATCCCAATCAATCTCTCCTCTGTACATAGCACGACTAAAGTATTTCTTACGCAGGGTTTGTAATAACATTGCCCTATTAACATCATACTGAGTATCATACGAGGAACTTGGTATTGGTATACCATGCCTAGTATCAGATACACTTCTGTCTTTTTCATAAGTATATCTTTGTATCTTATTGCCTTGCAATGCTAGGTTAGGTAAGGTTTTTGGTAACTGCTTACTTGTTTTTCTAGCTTTGAATAGCATTAGTTCTCGTTTTCGGTAAATGCTTTATCACTATCAACGACAGTCAACGCTTCTACCATAGTTTCAGCAAAGGATTCACTAGCTCCAAATACTGCAAAACAAGCCGTAGTAACATCAACTCCTTGCTTGTTAATGAGTCTGTCTAGTTCCATAAAACTACGAATAGAACTATCAGTACCTTCAATATCTTGCATTACACTAGCAATCTTTGGTGTAAGACTCTCAATAGCTTGAGGGTGTATCGTATCAATATTAATCTTGATAGGGAATCTGTCCCTCAATGCTTCGCTCAAGTCCTCTGGCTCTCCGTTCATAGTTGCTATGACTTGGAATCCCTTTGCAGGTCTGACAATTTCTTTCTCCTCATTAGGAAGTGTCATCTCTGCAAACTCTACATCATCTAGTAGAGCGTGTAGTATTGAACTAACATCTTGACCAGCATGGTCTATTTCGTTAATTACTAACCTACCACCTTCCTTCCACATCTGGACTGCAACGCCATCGTTCCATACCATACCATTGTTACCTGCTAGTATGTAATGACCGACCAAATCAGTCGCAGTAGTTTCTGGTGTTAGCGTAATAGATTTTCTTGGCTTGTTTTTTCTCATACCAAGTTTCATTGCTGAATAGGTTTTACCTGTACCGGGCTTACCATAGAGCAATATTCTTGGGGACTTAATTACTTCCTCAAGTAATGTCCATTGATTCTCCATTATTCCTCCTCCTTAAGTAGACTCTCTACTTGTGTAATGAAGTCGTTTGTAATAGACTCCGTGTCCATAGACGACCATACATCATAAGTACCTTCATCAACTTGTATTGCTTCTGGTACTTCTGGTAGTAGTTCGTATGCTTCGGCAGGAATATCTACCATACCTGTATGGCTATTCTCATAGTCATCAGTAAATACAAATTCCCAAATAGTTCGGTAATGTGTATCACTTGGCTCTCCTGCTACAAAGTGATGAGGTACAACAAGTCGCAGAAAGATAGGAAACTTCTTATCTATCTGTTTGTCTTGGCTGTCCTCAAATAACCAATCAGCAAGACTTTGGTTGTACCCTATGTCTACTGATAGTTCGTTGAGATATTGTAATATATCTCTAGTGATAGCAACATACCTCTTTGGTATAGTCGCATCACTTATGTCTTTGCCTATGTTGTTTAACATAGTTTCTATTTCTGGATTCAATCCATCATTATTTCCCATGTGTTTTCCTTCCATAGTTAGCGAGTTTCCCTCCGTACTTTTTTATGAGTTCTTGTCTCTCTCTAGACCACTCACAAATTTCCTCAAGAAACTCAATATCATTGCACTCTGCAATGAAACTGTTTAATTCCTCGTGCATAACAGGTCTTACGACACTAGTTACGAACTTCTTTATTTCCTCGTTACTCACAACAATCACAATTCCTTCCCATAGCCTCCATGTTTACTTGCTCATACAAAGTAAACGCTGCTATATGTGCGTTGTGTCTAACACAACCAATTAGAATTTGATTATCAATGTTTATACCAACATCTATTCTTGCAAATTCACGAGGACTCATGCTTTTATCACTCATTTCCCACTCCTCGTTACACATACGACAATGTACAAACGAGATAATGTCGTGAGATTTGATTGCTTCGGGCATTATTCCTCCTCTTGTTTAAAGACATTTTTAAGGAAGTCATCAACATCTGCGTTTCTCATTTCCTCAAAGTCTTTTCCATTAGTAGTCGCCACCATATTTGCTACTGCATCAGGGTGTCCAAGTACAACTACTTCAGGCATTTCTACTTGTACGCCTTCTAGAAAGCGTTGCCAAGTCTTGCCTTTCGTTGTCATAAGAGCTCCTTGTGCAAGGACATCACAAAAGACTTTTGCATAGTCCTCTGGTGTTTTACACTTACTCAAGTCAATAACACCATCACTTACTCCGTCCTCAAATACCTGTGCTGTGAAATAAGCAAAAGCTCTCACAACTTCTTTAGTATTGTTCTCTACTAGTTTCATGAAATAGTCCATGACTAATTCAACAGGATTATTTTTTGGTGCGAAATACCAATCTCCTGTCAAGCTCCCATTATTCTTTTCTTTGTTTAGCCGTAACGACCTCAGCCCAAATATTCTGGGTTGGAAGTTACTTGCTGGTAGCAAAGGATTGAATCCAAGATTTCTTGCTTGTTCAAACATCTCAGTCCAATGCTCTGCATCACTGTCAAAATCATAAAATTCTTTTGACATATTAGCCCTCCTTTATTTATTGTTCTTCTTCATTTGACATACCAGAGTCGTTATACCTCACTAGTAAGTAGATGAAGCCTTTGTCTCCTTCTCTATAAGTAACACGAAACTCAAATCCTAAGTCTTTTAGGACTACTCTGTACCTAGTACAACGAGTTCTCATATTCCCATAGTTCTCAGCATTGTCCTCTTGCATATCAAAGACATACCAAGTCATAGGATTTTTCTTTACTTTGTTAAGAATCTTTGAGTTCTTGTCAAAGTATCTCATTTGCTTTT